CCAGCATGTATATTCTGTTTAACTAAAGTATCAACAGCAGTTGGCTGAACTTGGGAGGCATCCAAATACCCACCTAATTGCACCTCTTGGGTGACATCAACTTCATTAACAGACCTATCAGCCAAAGTAGATCCAGTAGTGGTTTTAACTTGTTCAATTTCAGGAAAATAAACTTCATTAGCATTTAAATAATTAAATATTATCATATATTATAAATGAAAAATATATACAAATTAATTAAGTATATTAAAAATTTACAATATTTACATGAATTTAAAATATTATTCATGCTACAAGGGGTAATCACAAATAGTGTAATAAATAGAATTATGATAACTCCAATAACACTTAAGATTATTCCTAATAGCAGGCTCAATGCTTGGGAACCTTTGGGCTACAATATCGAGAAACTCAATAGTATATTTTTCAAAAACATCAGGAGGGTGATGTGATAGTTCCATAAAAAAACTTCTACTTGTATCTATCATTATCATCTCTTCTGACTCATCTCCAGACATATAATACACCATTTGAAGAATAGTATCTAAATCTAGTGGTGCCTTAAATATGGAATCAAATGGGTAAAAAGACCTACCCAAAAATTTTATTGTTAATAATGTATCATCAACATCAACATCTTCCTTAGAAAAATGGGTATATTCAAGATCAAATCTTTTAACGAAAAATGGAGCAAAATCACGAACACGTAAACCTTCTTCTTTAGTTGTGATAACATTATCATCACCATAAACTGTAAGATTAAATTCATCCCAATTAAGATGCAAATCTTCAGTTAATATAATGGCACACATAACAATATTACATAAAGAATTATACAATGTAGTCATTGGATTTCCAGAAGGATTACCATCGACAACTTTGTAAACCTTATCATAAACAACATGTGTCGCATTATATATATGCTCAAATAACAATCTTCTAACTTGAGCATTTACCTCACCGTCATCATACCACCAATTAATAAATTCAACAACAAATTCACCTATATACTTAGGTAATCTGCCGTCAAAATTATGAAAATCACCAGCAATAACACTACCACAAGTCTGTGAAAGCCTGTAATAAAGTTGGGTCTGCTGTATTGAGTGAGGATTAAAACCTAATGCAATAGGACATTCAACACACTTAGATTGCACGTAAGTAGTTAAATCTAGAGTATACCTACGTGACAAAAGTAAATAATGGGCTTGACAAGATGAAACAAGACGTGTTTTAGAAGCATCAACCTTATCATGAGGTCGACACTCATCTTTCAAAAAATCAGCCCAATAAACTTCAATATTCCTACCATTAAGCAAC